TACTGAGAGAATTGAATCGTCTGGTAATAGAATACCTATTCTTGCCCTAGTTGACATAATAATGTGGTGGTTGTATATTGGGTGCGAGAAACAAAAACAAAAGGTGGTAGTTTGGTACGCACTTGATTTTAACTACCATTAAGTTGTTAACCTAGGATAACCATAAACGCCTTAGTTTTGTTTCCCTATTATTAATATAGCATAAAAAAACCCTCTGTGCAAGAGGGTGTGACAGTTATTTAATCGTCATATACTCGACATTCAAGTGCATCGGGATGATTGTCGCAATAGATTTCTAAATGTTTGTCCTCGTGACGAGTGTGCCAATCATTTATTTTTCCTTCATTTGGTTCTACAATATCATCTTTATGTGCATATTCATAATCTGCGTGGACTTCTTCCAATTCAGATTTCTTGTATTCTAACATACCATGATTGATATGTTCCTTTTGATCTTTTGGGTCAAGATAAACTTCGTGGTCTAAATCGTGTTTAATTTCTGACATAGTTATGAGTTCTCCTTACAATACTATTTATCAAGTTGTATTGCTTTTTCTATTATAGATTGCACTTCTTTTGATGTCAAGTTATTCATCCATGACCACTCAGGGTCTTGCTTATCCCACTCTGCTGTGTATGAACCATCTTTATTCTGATTGATTTTCAATGAGTTTTTGTTCTTCATTCTTAATGTTTTTTCTTAATTTTTTGGCATATAAAATGTCTGCTGAACTATACAAATCAGGGTTCAATTTTGCTCGTTGTATCAATACTTTCGCTGCTTTTTTGTCTTTCATTTGGATTAGATTGATTGGATTTATTTTGCGAATAAGTATTTATACTCTTGATAGTCTGTTCAATATCGTATAATCTACTTTGTGCATTAATCATTTCATCTTGCAATCTCTGTATCCTCTCGTTGTCTGCTTGAAGCAAGTTCTCGATCATCGTAATCTCCCCTGTCATCGGGTCTTTCATACCATGCTCGTATTTTTCTTCTTCGGTCAAACGATCTCGATAAGGATATACCCAATCTTCAATCTCGGATACAATTACCCACACAAATTCTCGTACCTTAAATAGTATCTTCATTTTTATCTCGTACATCATATTCAATCGTAATTACTTTCGATTGTTTTCCTTCACTATTCCCATACACATTATGAGTAATTTTTCCTCGTAGTTGTTGTGCAATAAAATCTAACTCACTTAGTAATCTAGATTCTAATTCAATAACTGGGTCGTGGTGTCTGTCAACTTTCATAACACTATCTTTTCTCCTATTATAAAACCCCTGACTTAAAAAGTCAAGGGTTATGAATTACTATTAAGGTGGTTTGAAATACTTAAACATTTGTTTACCCTGCTTATGTTTACTTAATTAATTAATACCTCCTTACAGATACGTTTGCAAATGTGTTGACTTTCATCACATTCTATCAGGCACTCGTAGTATTCTGTGATTAAATCGTTATGCGGATTATCTTTCTCTCCCGCTAACTGGTTGTATGAAATTAAGTTGTGCATGAATGAACCCTATAAAAAACAATTAAGTGATGATAACAAAAAGGGGTTTAGAGCATTTGTGTTCTCCGATAAACTTAAAATTATTTAGTAAATTATGTTTGTATTTTCGGATACTTTGTAATAAAAATTTATGCCTACTCCCCTAGTGTATGTACGATTGGTTTCTCATTCAGTAGTATATCATACAACAACTTATCACTCGCTGATGATACTGGTATAAATTCATACTTTGCATCAAATCCCTCTTTTCTAATTGCCTGATTGATGACGATTGAACCTGTATCTCCTGATACTGAACGATGATAAGTATGTGTTGGAATCATCAAAGCACCACTCTGACGATTCAAATGTACGATATGATATGGGTACTTCCAATCAAAGTTTACCAGTTCAAATGTCCTCTCTCCTGATACAACTCTGTTATGATCTATTTGATATTTGTGTATATAAAATTGTTTTGCTCCAACTAAATCATCAGGTGGGGATATTGCTTTACCAGTATGTACTACGAGGTCGGATGCGTTAGATTTTTCAACTGATATATCATAGAATATAACATCTTCTGTCTCTCGAAATACTCTATGTTTACGAAATTCAACTTCACTCATTTATCGCCATTTAGTTAAAGGTTTTGTTTCTATTAATTTTGCTGTTTCTATATCGTCACTCTCGTCAGGATTTGTATGGTATGTAACTTCTTTTAGAGTTTTAAGATATTCTAAAACGTGTTCTCGTATCTCCATCAAGTCCTCGTAACATCCTTGATTGTATGCACACCCACGCAAATCGTGGTCAGGTTTCAATACTGACTCTGTGAATAAATCTAATGCCCTTTGATATTTAACTGAGGCGGACTCATCCCCGATTGAGTTTTGATCGTGCATCTTTCTTCTCCTTTTGAATACCCTTTTTTATGTATATCATAGCATATTCAAAGTTTTTTGCAAAGTGTTCAATTACACCATTATGTACGATAGCAAACTTTCTACCATCAGACGGAACTGCCGCCCACATACCATCTTTAGTAACATACCCACTCGGTTGTCCAACCTTCGGGTCTAGTAAAGATGGAAATGTAGTCGGATAGAAAGTTTGATAATTTTGTTTTCTTGCCACTAGAAAACAGCATTAACACTAATAATTCTAGCATTTGGATTTCTGGCAAGTGCAACTTGTCTTGCTTCTTGATAGTCAACTGCTCTTACCTCTTCGGTAAAAACTTGACCTGCAACGATGAGTTCTACTTTGACTCTCATTTGTGATTCTCCTTTGTTTACTCTTCTATTATATAAGATCAAGAATGTTTATAGTGGGTTCTTGTGCCACTTCTTGAACTGGTTGATAATCTTGTATTCTTTTCTGAATTAAGTTACCATAGTCTTCATTGAGTTCACACCCAATATAATAACGATTGAGTGATTTTGCAACTGCCGCTGTAGTTCCTGCACCCATAAATGGGTCAAGTATTGTGTCTCCTTCTTCACTCCCTGCAAGTATGCAAGGTTCGATTAAGTCAGGTGGATACGTTGCAAAATGCGCCTCTTTGTATGGTTTAACAGTAACAGACCAAACAGATCGTTTATTCTTTGTATTTGACACAACGACTTCATCTGTTTTTAACTCGTAGTAAGTCAATCCTTCATCCATCACACTAGACTCATCTATGTACTCTCGTACCTTTTTCCAATCTTCGATGCTTGGATATGAAAATCCAGATTCATCAAATCTAAACCAATGTTCTATTTTTGTGAGTGGAATATCAGTATGCTCTGCTAATATTTTTGCTTTGGTTTTTGATCTTAAAAATTCAACAAACTCTTGTTGTGTTGGTAATTTAGTGCGAACTGCAATTAAATTATCTCCACGATTTGCATGAATACCCTGTCTGTGTTTTGCTTCATTCTCTTGTGAACCATACTTACCATGTGATTTTTCTTCAACTAACCAAACAGATCGTTTATTCTTCCTGTCATAAGACTTGGTAAGACCACTATGAGGTTGTAAGCCAGTACCAGTATTATGGTACTTACCATTTGTGCGGTTTCTTGTTCCCCAATCTTTTTTAACTGGTTCTTTGATTGCTTCGTTGTCATAAAAATACTTTCTGTTTTTACTGAATAGGAAAATGTATTCATGTGATTTAGTACATCTATCCTTCACACTTTCTGGCATCGGATTAGGTTTATGCCAGATAATATCCTGTCTTAAATACCATCCATCATTACGCATAGCAAACGCAAACATCCAAGGGATTCCAATTAAATCTTTTTCTTTTAATCCATCTAATTTGTTTCCACGTTTATTACATTCATCAGGTAAATCTTGTTTCGTTTTAGAAACGGATTGTTTCGGATATGATTGACCTTTGCCAGGTCTATAGTTATAATAACTATCTCCTAAGTTTACCCACAAAGTTCCATCATCAGTTAATATGTTTCTAACTTCACGAAACACACTTACCAAAGATTCAATATATTCTTCTGGTGTTTCTTCGAGTCCTAATTGACTATCTTGTCTAACCGCACCACATAGAGGGCAAACACTTTTAAAGATGTAGTCTCCTACACTTCCCATGTCATCGTGATTCTTATGTCCTGTGATACAATTAGAACCTTGCTTACCTACCTTTCGATGTTTACAATTAGGGTCTCCCCCTATCCACGTTGCTGTGCCATAATCCCTGAGTCCATAATATGGTGGGGATGTCACACAAGTTCTAGCACTCTGTGGCAAAAATGCACTTAGTGTTTCCTTGCAATCTCCAAATAATATAGTGTCCTTCATCTTAATAAAATAGTTACTTTACTAATTGCTATAGTCATTAAAAAACATAACATAATAACAACATCAAATTGTTTATGTTTGATATAAAATGGCATACAAATTAAATCTGCTACAACGTGCATCATAGCACCATAAAGTGTTGATATGTGTAGTATAACAAAATATGCACAAATAATCAATACCGAACCAGTTACTCTACCAACAACTAATAAATTCATTCTGTGTGTGCTACAGATGTTGCCGCCTCTCCTTTGTTGAATATAGTGTCAACAACTGCTTCAACCTTTCTTGCGGTTGATATACCCACGTTAGAGTAAACTGGAATACATACAAGTCCAAATACTTTGTCTGCATTACCCTTACGAATAACTCTACCGATTGTCTGTGAGATACCTATGTAATCCATTGATCTCATAAACAATACTGCTTCAAGACCATTGACATTGATACCCTCTGAGAGTATGCTGTGATGAAGTACAACAAACTTTTTGTCTGTTCTACCCCACTTGTTAAGTGTGTTAAAGAAAGTCTCTCTGTCAACCTTCTCTCCATCAATCATCGCACCTGTCTTTGCTGTGATGAACATATAAGAGTAACCACGAATCGCAAGTTGCTGTACGAAATCTGTCTGTGATATAAGTGCAACAATCTGTCTGGTTGACTTAGCACATATCAATACTTTGTTCTTATCAAGATTGTCAATCGCACCAATCATTTGCTCATTGTCTCTGTCTGCAACTAACTCATCTTTCTTGAGTATTCTTGAACGATACACCTTGACTTTAGGTGGTAGGATGTAACCTTGCTTGACTAACTTTGGTGCAGGTACTTGACATATCACACCACCATACACCTCTATCCAGTTCATCCCTGCCTTGACAGGAGAACGACTATGCTTTGGTGTCGCTGTAAAGAAATAGCATCTACCTGCATACTGTGAGAAGTAATCAGTAGCAGGGAAAAAGTTTTTCTGTACTGAGTTGTGTGCTTCATCAAAGTAGATAGTATCAACCATAATACCACTTTCTTCAATCCTGTGTAGTGAATGATAAGTTGTAAATATAATAGTTCTACTGAAGAAATTTACTAAGTTCTGCTCAACAAATCCCTGTATCTCAAGTGGATTAGTGGTGCTAAACATACCTTTGATTTTACCACTATGAACGTGCATCACATCTACATCATTGTATTTCTCATCAATGATTTCCATAAATTCGTGTGATAGTTGCTCTGCAAGTAGTATGCGTGGTGCAACGACTACAACTGTACCATAATCTTCCAACTGCTTGACAGCATCCATAATCATACAGATGGTCTTACCACCACCAGTAGGAACAATGACTTGTCCTTTGTCGTTGTCCAACATTGATTGAATTGCTTGCTCTTGATGTGGTCTTAGTTGCATTAGTGTTCTTTAGATGTCTTTATTATAGCATTAAAAAACCCCTTGTGCAGAGGATTGTGACAGTTATCAAAGTGTTCACTCATATTTTTTCCAATATTTTTCATCAATCAAACCCATTGAGTGAAGTAAATATTCATGTTTAAGAATAAGATTTACATCACCTACAATTGA